TAGCACAGCCGGTTTTGACGAGGTATGCTCCGTCGGCGCTGCGCGTCATGCGGACAATCCTGTTCGCTAGAACTGCCGTTTTTTCGCGTTCTGCGCTGCCTTTGTTTCCCACGCTGACTTTTACGTCTTTCGAGGTGCGCCCGCTCTCCGTTGAGATTTCCCCGGTGCAAGCAGCATATCCGGCCAAGTCAATGAAGTTATCCGCTTTATCGCCTCCGGTTGCGATGCGGCCGAGCTTGAACAGTGCCATCATTGCGCCGACGTCGGCTGCACCGAGCGGCTGCTCCATGCCGCGCGCGCAGAGGTAAACGCTCCAAAGCATGGAGATCGTGCGGAAATTATCCTCCGGCTCACCGTACTGCTGATTTCGGTCGGTGCAGACGCAGCGCTCTGCGGCTTTCAGGATTTCGGAACGGGTCAAAACGCGTCACCGTCCTTTACATCCTCGCCCGCCTTGAGCGCTTGCAGATTTGCAAGCACGCCGTCGTAGTCATCCGGGTACATTGCCCGAAGTACGGCACAAAGCTCGTCGTCGTCAAAGGCGAGCTTTGTACCGCTGTAGTTCAGCCGGGCGGCGTTGAAGATCGCGTCCGTCAGGATGCTGAGGCGGAGATCGTTGCGCGCGCCGTTGCGCGTGGCTTCAAGCAGTTCGTTTTCGTTCATTGTTATCTTTTCCTTTCTTGTGTTCCATAGAGTTCAAATGCTTCCCACTTATTTGCTATGCGCTTCATGTGCGCGCTGGCTGCCTGAATCGTAATTCCAAATGTGTCACCAATTTCTTTGAGCGTGTCGCCGCCAATGCGCATACGGACGAGTTCACGATCGCGCGCAGGAAGTGACCGCAGAAAGCGTTCTACATCCGCGCCGGTTTCGTCCAGCGATAGGCACGGCCTGTCTTGCAGCGGCACGACGCCGCACATTTTCACGTTACATTCTTTGCTCGGGTCAACCGCGTCAACGTCATCCATGTGCAGTACCAGTTTCCCTGAACGCTTCTTTCGTTTCGCGCAGCGCTGATTGGAGACGACCGCGCTGCGCATGTGGTACATTGCGTGCGTGGAGAATTTCCCTCGTGCCGGATCGTATGTAGCCGCGGCGCGGATCAGGCCTTCGGCGGCAACGCCGTACAATTCCTGCGGGTCGCTTCTGGATGCGTATTTCCTCAAGAAAAACCAGATCAATTTCTCGTTATCCGCCGCGAGCTGCTGCTGTTCCGGCGTAAGCGGCGCGAGCGGTTTTCTGCGCATGGCTTTATCCTCCTATGA